TGGAAAACGTACCGGGGAACTGTATGAGAGTAGGAGTTTGCGTACCGTGTAGGGATGAGGTTCATACTGGTTTTGCTTTCGACTTTGCGAGGATGACAGCACACGATGCGTCAGTTCGTTGCAAGGACGGTAAGGGTGGACTAAGCCTTTACACAATGCCGGGAACGCTGATTTTCGATCAACGGGAGAAGCTAGCGCAGGTTGCTTTGAGTGAAGGGTGTGACGCATTGCTATATATCGATAGCGATATGCGGTTCCCACCAGACATCATTGACATCTTGTTAAGCCGCAATGTGCCTATTGTTGGGGTTAATGCTACGACTCGGAGAAAGCCTGTCACACCTACGGCAAAGATTTTGACTAGGTACATGGAAGGCGAGACTGAGGTTCGTAAGTGGTCGAATGTAGATTCTCGCGGTAAAGAGGGAATTGAGGAAGTTACAGCGGTCGGGTTTGGTGCTGTAATGATCCGTAAGGAAGTATTTGAGAAGACTGGTAGACCTTGGTTCGATGCTGGATGGGGTTCTAACGGTGTCTGTGGTGAGGATGTATATTTCTGCGTCAAGGCTGGTTCTGAGGGCTTTCAGACGTATGTAGACCATGAGCTATCGATGCACATCAGGCACATAGGCACATACGAATATGGCTGGAAAGACTTTGAGCAGTTAGAGGAATAATATGGCATTTACTAGCTATTCGGACTTAAAGACTACGGTAGCCAACTACCTAGCCCGTAGTGACCTAACATCGGTTATCCCCGATTTCATCCGACTAGCTGAGGAAAGGCTACGTCGAGACTTGAGAACTCGGCAGATGTTGATTGTCGCAACGGCATCGACTACAGGTGGTGATTCTACGGTTGGATTACCTACAGATTTCTTAGAGATGCGCGATATTCACCTGAACACTACTCCGGTGACTACATTGCGCTACAAGGCTCCTAATTCGTTCTACGCTGAGTCTCGCGTAACGGATGGCGGTAAGCCAGTCGATTACACAATTCTAGGCTCTGAGATACAGCTAGCCCCAGTTCCAGATACGACATATACGCTACAGATGCTGTACTACGGCAAGCCTGCGCTATTGTCTGATACGAACTCTAGCAACATCTTCCTGGCGAACTATCCTGATGCTTTGCTGTATGCGTCTTTAGCTGAAGCAGAGCCATACCTAATGAATGATGCCCGTATTCAGACATGGGCAACCTTATATGATCGTGCAGTAACTGCGATTACGAACTCTGACCAGTCGAGTGAATACAGCGGTCAGCCTATGTCTATGTCTTATAACGTGAGGTAAATCATGGCAGAAATGTCGAACTACCTAGAGAACGCGCTGATTAACGCGACTCTTAGAAACACTAGCTACACAAGTCCGTCAGTTGTCTATCTTGGGCTTTATACGTCTGACCCTACGGATGCGGATACTGGGACTGAGGTTACTGGTGGCTCATATGCTCGTCAATCGATTACGTTCGGTGCGCCTAGTAATGGCGTGACATCAAATACTGCCGCTATTGAGTTCCCACAGGCTACGGCTAACTGGGGTACGGTTGGCTGGATTGGTATTAAGGATGCGCTAACTAGCGGCAACTTGCTGTATCACTCTCCTCTTGATGCGTCTAAGACTATTCAAAATGGCGATATTTTCAAGGTTGCTATCGGCTCGTTGTCTGTGACGCTTGCCTAAATTATGTTTGGCATAAGTGCATACGCAGAGGCTCCATTTGCATCCCTAACAGGGGGTGTTACTTTATTTGGTTCCGCGAGTGTAGATGCTTCTGCTACCGTTACAGCTAATCCAACAAAAATAACATTTGGTGCAGGTGCAATAAGCTGTGATGCAACAGTTACTGCTAACGGTGGCGTAGTCTACGACGGTCATGCGTCTGTTAATGCTACAGGTACAGTATCCGCTAGTGCTATTGCTACTTATGCAGGCGCAGCAGCAATTGATGCGATAGCGACAGTCTCAGCATTTGGCACTAGAGTTCAGTTTGCAGATGCCTCTATTACGTCAGAGGCAACGGTTATCGCTGATGGTATACGGGTCAGAATGGCAACTGCTGCGATTACGGCAGATGCTACTGTAACCGCTAACGGTGGTGTTATTTATGACGGTCATGCGTCAGTTAATGGCACAGCAACTGTTGTATGTAATGGCTTTGGTATTTTCGCTGGTGTAAGTAACGTAAATGTTGTAGCAACTATTAGTGCCAATGGCGGGATTATTGGTGAGGAATGGTCTGATGTTCCTCCTGAATCTAATACATGGACTGAACAGAGTGCTGTAGATAACGAATGGACTGCAATAGCTGTTAGCTCGGACAATTGGAGTGTTGTTTCTGCAAATAACGACACTTGGACTCAAGTAAGTGGAAGTTCTGATAACTGGGCGAGGGTGTAATGCCACTTGTTTTAGCTGATCGAGTAAAAGAAACAACTACCACTACAGGGACAGGCACGATTACGCTTGCTGGTGCTGTTGGTGGGTTCCAGTCGTTTTCTGCTGTTGGTAATGGCAATACCACTTACTACACTATTGCCGGACAGGGTAGTGGAGAGTGGGAAATTGGCATAGGAACTTATACGGCATCTGGGACAACTTTATCTCGTGATACTGTATTAGCGTCTAGTGCTGGTGCGCCTACTAAGACGAACTTTTCATCTGGAATTAAAGATGTATTTGTAACGTACCCTGCGGAGCGTTCTGTTTATTCTGGTGGTACAGATACGCTGGAATTGCCAGCCCCTAGCACAGCCGGGAACGTACTTACATCAAACGGTACAGCATGGACTAGTACTCCTGCCTTCCCATCTGGTACAGCGATGATGTTTGTTCAGACTGCTGCACCTACAGGCTGGACTAAGGTAACTACACACAACAACAAAGCGTTACGGGTTGTTAGTGGTACAGCAAGTTCTGGCGGCAGTGTTGCGTTTACAACGGCGTTTGCTAGTCAAGCGGTAAGCGGTACTGTTGGCGGCACTACACTAACTACTAGCCAAATGCCGGGACATACGCACGATGGTAGCACTATAGCTGTAAGCACAACCACTACGCTTTCTGGTGACATAGGTCTACGCGCACCTAACACGACTGGCCCTTCTGGGCCTTTTACGCGAGTAAACGTCGGTCTATATTTTGTTAACGGAGCATCCTACAATACTTCACGAACATCGATGGACGCTAACCACAACCACTCGTTAAGCGGGTCTACTGGCTCTGCTGGTAATGGTAGTTCTCACGACCACTCGTTTACTGGTACTGCAATTAACTTAGCGGTTCAGTATGTTGATGTAATTATCGCCACTAAAGACTAATGAAGATTGAACCTAAAAACGGATGCCCACTAGATTCGTTTAGACCGTGTAGGCAACTTGATTGCTCATGGTTTATACAGGTTCGTGGAAGAAATCCTAATACGGGTGAGGAAGTGGATGAGTGGGCGTGTTCAATGGCATGGATGCCAATGTTGACGATAGAGAATAGCCAACAACAACGGCAGACTGGTGCGGCTATTGAGTCGTTCCGTAATGAGATGGTTAAGGCTAATGAAGTAGGGCAACAGATGTTACTTGCAACAGCCCAACAAAAACGTATTCTTGGAGGTGTGTAATGCGGTTAACGATAATCCCAAAAGACTATGCTGTGTATATTGCCGGGGTTCCTTACTCGCCATTAGATATGTCTTCTGTTCCGGTAAATGTTCATGCGCTTCAATGGTTTGATACAAGTGGCTGGATTGAGTTTACTAACGCTCCGACTGAACAAATTACGGAGCTACCATCATGGGCTATTACTTGTGTACAAGAGTGGGAAGCGGCTGATTACCGACGTAAACACCCTGATCCGTTGCCACCAACGGCAGAGGAAAACAAAACCAAAGCTATGCGGTTGTTATCAGAATCGGATTGGACTGATTTGCCAGCAGTAACTGACCCTACAAAGAGCGACCCGTACTTAGTGAATGTGGAAGAATTTAATGTATATCGAAATGCTCTAAGAAAGAACGCTATAAGCCCTAGAAATGGCGTTATGGATTGGCCTGTAAAACCAAATGAAGAATGGCAAAATGGATAACAATCATGGCTGAGACAAAATTGCTTTTTGGTGAGTGGCTACCAGATCAGCCAGGAGTAACAGGGGCGATTACTGACGCTAAGAACTGTTATCCGGTTGCTAACGGATATGCGCCATTAAGGTCTGAGGCTGATTATTCTGATGCTGCTGCTCAGAATTTGCTTATTACATTTGGCGGTAAGTTTGGCGGTGAGGTAAATTTATTTGCTGCTGGTGCGACTCAAATCTACAAGTTTGACTCTAACGATGCGAGTTTAGATGCCCTAACGACTACGGGTTACACGGCTGTAGAAGGATGGGATATAACCCAGTACGGGGCAAAGATGATTCTGGCTAACGGTCAGGATAAGCTACAAGCCTATGAGATTGGCTTATCTACTTACGTTACTGACTTAGCTGCTGCTGCACCTACGGCTAGATTTGTCACGGTTGTTCGTGATTTTGTTGTTGCTGCTAATGATGGACAGGATACTAATAAGGTTTACTGGTCTGACATTAACGATGAGACAGATTGGACTCCGGGTACGGCTTCTCAGGCAGATACGCAAATTATTCCTGACGGTGGGGACATTACAGGTTTAGCGGGTGGCGAGTATGGTTTGATCTTCCTAGAACGTGCCATATATCGGATGAGCTACACAGGCTCCCCGTTTTTCTTTCAGTTTGATGCTATCTCTAGGTCGTTAGGATGTATCTCTAACGGTTCTATTACTCAGTACGGTGGACTAACGTATTTTCTGGCAGATGACGGGTTTTACTCGTGCGACGGTCAATCAGTTAAGCCTATTGGTGCTGAGAAGGTTAATAGATGGTTCTTTGAGAACGCTATTCCTGGTGAAATACCTACAGGAATGTCAGCAACAATTGATCCTATCCGAAAGTTAGTTATATGGAAATTTAATAACTCTTTCGGTGGCAAGAATATGCTGATTTACTCGATCAACTTAGACCGTTGGTCGTATGCAGACACTACAGCTAGCGCCATTTCTTTTGTGCTAACACCTTCAGCAACATTAGAGCAGGTAGATAATTACAATTCAGATATTGATTTGCTAGAAATTCCGCTGGATTCACGGGTATTTTCTGGTGGACAGCTACTTTTTGCGGGTGTAGTAGGGACTAAAATCGTTTCTTTCTCTGGTCAGCCTAAGACTGCGAACAT